ATACATTGCAGAGTCTTCCTGGTTTGATGATGACATCACCCCTAAACAGTTTAAGACAGAGCTTTATGGCAGCGGATCAAGAGTAGATGACATTGTTGTAAAGATACACTCACCAGGTGGAGACACCTTTGCAGCGGCGCAGATTTACAACATGCTCAAAGAGTATCCTGGAAAAATCAGTGTACACATAGATGGACTGGCAGCCAGTGCTGCTTCTGTCATTGCCATGGCGGGAGACGAGGTGTGTGTATCGCCTTTATCAGTCATTATGATTCATAACCCAGCCATGCTGATTGCTGGTGAAGTTGCGGATCTACAAGTGGGGATTAACCTCCTCAGTGAAGTAAAAGAAAGCATCATAAACGCTTATCAGACAAAGACGAGGCTTTCTAGAGCAAAGATTTCACACATGATGGACGCTGAAACCTGGATGAGTGCCCACAAAGCCATCGAGCTGAAGTTTGCCGATAAGGTTCTCTATGAATCAGAACTGGCAGATGAAGGTTCCGATGGCTTTATCTTTGACCAAATGACAGTGACCAATGCTCTAAGAAACAAACTTCCTGGTATCCAGGCAAGGATGAAATATCTCAAAGCTAATGAGAAAGAGGAGGACCCAAAACCACAGGTTTTACCTGGCAAACAAGAAACCCCTATTGCAGTGAACCAAATTCCTATTGCCCAGCTGGAAAGACGGCTGGAGCTTATTAAAAGTTGGAGGTAATACACATGAGTAAAATTCAAGAACTGAGAGAGAAGAGAGCGAAGGTTTGGGAACAGGCTAAGACGTTTTTAGATGACCACCGTCAGGAAAATGGCCTGATCAAACCAGAAGACAATGCCGTCTATGAAAAGATGGAAGATGACGTCATGAACCTTGGTAAGGAAATCGAGCGCCTTGAGCGTCAGGACGCTATGGACAGAGAGCTTTCCGCTATGACAAGCAAACCTCTTGCATCCAGACCTGATAAGATGATCGTGGAAAAAACAGGAAGAGCATCCGATGCCTATAAGAGTGCCTTTTGGGGGGCCATGAGAAACAAGATGAATCCTTCTGTCCAAAATGCACTGCAGATTGGTACCGATTCAGAAGGTGGTTTCCTTGTGCCAGATGAATACGAGAACCAGCTGATTCAGGCGCTTCAGGAAGCCAATGTCCTTAGAAATCTCTGCAATGTCATTAACACCAGTCACGGAGATCGCAAGATCCCTGTGGTGGCCAGTCATGGTTCCGCAGCTTGGATGGATGAAGAAGGAGCATTTAACGAAAGTGATGATGCCTTCACCCAGGTGACTTTGTCTGCTTATAAACTTGGAACCATGCTAAAGGTTTCAGATGAGCTTCTTAACGACAGCTACTTCGACCTTGAGGCCTATATTGCTGCAGAATTTGCAAGACGAATTGGTGCTGCCGAGGAAGAAGGATTCTTAACCGGTAATGGAAGCAACAAACCAACAGGACTTCTTCATACCACAGGAGGTGCAAGCCTTGGTGTAACCGCAGCAAGTGCAACAGCCATCACCATGGATGAAGTGCTGGATCTTTATCACAGCCTGAAGTCCTCTTACAGAAAGAACGGAACATTCCTTGTAAATGATGCCACAGTCAAGGCCATCAGAAAGCTAAAGGATGGTCAGGGACAGTACTTGTGGCAACCATCTGTACAGGCTGGAACACCAGATACGATTCTAAATCGACCTGTGATTTCCTCACAGTTCATGCCTGTGGCGGCAGCAGGAGTGAAGACCATTCTCTTTGGAGACTTTAAGTACTACTGGATTGCGGACCGTCAAGGCAGAACCTTTAAGCGCCTGAACGAGCTCTATGCAGCAAACGGTCAGGTAGGTTTCTTGGCATCCCAAAGACTGGATGCAAAACTAATCCTGCCTGAAGCCATCAAGGTACTTCAGCAGAAATCCTAAGAAATGTCAAAGGGAAGGTGGTTTAAACACTGCCTTCCTTAATCTTTTATAGGAGGTAAAAACCATGACATATAATACGAAGAATTACACCGAACAGGGTGGTGAGAAAACCATCATTGGTGGAGAGATGGCTGTAACTGCAGAAGGAAAAGTCACCTTTGATGGAACGGAGTTAAAACCTGCAGCGCTTCAAGCTGAAAGTACAGCTACAGAGGTTGCTGAACTTGTGACAGATTTCAACGACCTGCTTCTAAAATTGAAAACTGCTGGTTTAATGGAAAGCGAGTGATAAATCATGGCACTACTAGATAAGGTAAAAGCAAATCTTATCTTAACCTATTCAGAGGACGATGCTTTGATCGAAGGCTTCATCGACGCAGCCATTAGCTATGCAGAAGGGTACCAGCAAGTAGGTACAGATTATTATGCAGAGCATCAGATGTCAAAAGCAACGGAGCAAGGGGTCATTATGCTGGCTACTCACTTCTATGAGAGCCGAGATGGTTCCACTGGGGGCTTTTTCAACAATGATGTCAGAGCTTCTGATCAGGTCTGGAAAACCGTACACCTCCTTCTTCGAATGGGAAAGGAGTGGCAGGTTTAATGAAAAGACTCTGGGTGAAAAAGAAGCGAAAGAGGCAGAAACGCTGCTATCGAAGTGGCCGAAGGAAAGACAGAAGACACGATTATGGTGAGATGGTTCTTAAGGAAGGTGAGACAGATGAGCTTTGGAAAGATGAACACATTCATAGAGATCATCGATGCCACGCAAACCAAGGACAATGAAGGATTCACTTTTAGAGGGGAATCAGTCGTCGCCAAGGTGAGAGCCTATAAAGAAGAAAGACATGGCTCAAGGAAGTGGGCTAACATGGCAGCCTATAGTAAAGCCAATGCCATCTTCCAGTTTAGGCGCATTCCTGGTATTCAAGTGGAAATAGGCCAGCTTATTTCTTGTAATACCGGCAGATACAAGATCATCAGTGTGGAAAATATATCTGGTCTTTATGTTGAAGTAGCTGCAGAAAAAACAGAATCTACAAAGGACTAGGTGATCTTATGGCCAAATCAAGTTTTAAAATGCCCGATGACTTCCTATTGAAAGTATCCACATTAAGTGAGAAAACAGATGAAATCATCCCGAAGGTTTTAGAAGTTGGTGGCGAAGTGGTGAAAGCCAAAGTGAAATCAAATCTTCAAGCTGTGATTGGTAATAACACAAAACTCCTTTCAAGATCTTCTGGTGAACTGGTGAAGGCACTGGGGGTATCACCTGCGGGGATTAATCGAGATGGTGATTATGATGTAAAGGTCGGATTTGATGAACCAAGAAGTGATGGGGAGTCTAATGCCAAGATTGCTAACATCATAGAATATGGGAAGTCTGGTCAACCGGCAAAACCATTCTTAAAGCCAGCGAAGGCAGCAAGCAGAAAAGCCTGTATAGAAGCTATGAAAAACAAGCTGGATGAAGAGATAAGTAAAATATAAAAAGGAAGGGAGGCGAATGAAATGACAGGCAGCATTTTGAAAGATATAAGTGAGGCACTTGAGCCCTTGGGAATTCCAATCGAAACCGGGATCTTTAGTAAGAAGGCACCAGATGAATACCTGGTTCTGATTCCCATGAGTGATATCTTCGATCATTTTGCTGATGATCTGCCTTCTGTAGAGATGCAGGAAGTTCGCCTTTCCCTTTTTTCTAAAGGAAACTACCTGGAAAGGAAAAATGCTATTGTTCATCGTCTCTTAAGTGAGGCATTTACCATAACGGATCGAAGGTATCTTGGATACGAAGAAGATACCGGTTTTCACCACTTCGCCATTGATGTGGCAAAAGAATATGAATTAAAAATATAGCTGGAGAGATTCAGCGAAAATGAAGGAGGACAAAGACATGGCAACAATTGGATTGGATAGTTTGTACTATGCCAAAATCACAGAAGATGAAAGTGGCATTGAGACCTATGGCACACCTAAAGTGCTGGCAAAAGCCATGACAGCAGAACTTAGTGTAGAGCTAATTGAAGCGATTTTATATGCAGACGACGGGGCATCAGAGATTGTGAAGGAATTTAAAAGCGGAGCGCTCAGCTTAGGGATTGACGATATCGGCTCCTTGGTAGCTCAGGATTTGACAGGGTGTAAAATCGACAGCAATAACGTCGTTGTTTCAAGAAGTGAAGATGGTGGATCGCCGGTGGCTATTGGGTTTCGTGCCAAGAAGGCCAATGGAAAATATCGCTACTTTTGGCTCTACAGGGTTATCTTCTCTGTTCCCGCCACAAGTCTTGCTAC